CCATGACGTTTTACCGTCACTGTAAAGAACACCAACGCATGGACACTGAAATTGCTCGGTGGATTTTCTGGGAATGGTGCATCCACAATTGCAAACAGTGGTGTCCCCACACCTAACCACAAACCCTTGATGATTATCCCCAAAAACAGCCACGTCATATCCGCGAAGAGAATCGGCTCTGCGAGACACATGACAATCGGTGGGAGCCCCAATGTAGCTGTAACCTTTTGCCCACACAAACGAATGGATCACAGCAACGTGAATTGTGGAACTGCCTGCTTCAATTGGTTGGATATCCACCCCATAAGGAAAACCAAAAAGCGACACATTGCCATGAAGCAATTGATATGATGGACCAATCTGAGTAACAACACCTGCACGAACAAGAGTCCAGTAAGCAGACCGCTTGATGTCACTTTCATTGTGCATAGGTAAATCGTGTTGACCATGCACAGCGTACATCGGGGGCAAGTGGTCCAACGCCCAGTTGATAATAGCGGCCGAACTGTTCCATCGGTCAAACACGTCACCGGCGCAGATGATGGGAATGTTGCCATAAAGTTTGGCCAAATCACGAACCTCATCGAGGTTGCGTTGCTGGGCCTTCAACCAATCTGGCTCCGCCGATCTTGCTACTGGAGGAAACTCAGACAAGTGAATATCAGCACACAAGATGGCAATTGGCATTGGATGCCTATTCGATTTGGCTTTACTCATTGTTGCTCCTTTCAATTTTCACCCGGTCACTGGCCAAATAATCCCTCAACCGTGTCTGGAATCCCTGGTCCGAATACCACTCCAGCCAATCCATGGGAACGTCATCAATCCGTGTTCCCTTGTATTTTCCGAACTCCATGATCTCGTTGCCAAACCTACTGGACTCTGCATCGGTCATGGATACTGGTCTTTTCTGCTCCTTCTGCGTCGCCAAAGGTAAGTGTTTCCGAATCTCATCCCAGAATACATCAATCTCAACACCCACATCCCTAGACTCATCCAACACCAACGACATGCACGCCCTCGCCCTGTCCCGTGCATGCACCCTGGCTATGATTACGGACTCGTTCATTTTATCTCTCCACCACACAGAGGACACTGCCCGCCCAACTCATCGGTGAGTTGTTTCTTTGCCTTCCTCAACCTAACCCTATTTTCATCCAATCGAACAACCACAGACTGACATCCATGCACAAGTGGTTCCAGGCTACCAATACTGGATTCAATGGATTGCAGTTCCTTCAAACAACAACCAACGCGACTGATGTCAGGAACCTTGATGTCCGTCAATTTCTGAGAGTCTTCCAATCCATCGATCAACAGTTCAAGGCGGTCAAGGTCGCTGTTCTTTGTTGCGCAATCAAGACACAATGCCGCCGCGTTGTCGAGTTGTTTCTTTTTTTGTCGTTGGGTTTTGAGTGACTTGGAATCTACCTCCAACCCCCAAACAACCCCATCCAGTCTATCACACAAATCAACACTTACTTTCCACCTCTCCTCCCACAACTCAACCTGCTTCAAATCAGCATCTGCATTGGGTGCATATTTGGAATCAGCATACTCCTTCTCAGCCTCCTCCAACCTGCCAGACACAACACCCATCTCCGCCTTCAATTGACGGAGATGCTGAGATAGACTGACAGTGGCTCGATCAATCGAATCAAGATCAACCATCTTGTTCAACTGCCTAGCCACTTCAGACGGAGAAAGATTGAACCAGAACGCAGCATCATGCTGACCAACAAAGTTCAACTCACTGAGATTAAGGACATCCTGAATGGATTGCGGTACATCATTGCTGAATGCTCGATATTCTTCCTTGCCCAGAGCATATACGTTCTCGGACCCGCCACGCTCCCGTCGGATGGTACTGTCTTGAGTGCCATCACTTACCTTGAGACGGACGCGCATTCTCTTGCTGCCACGACGAATGAATCCATCCCCACGAGGACGGTTAAGACAGCACCACCGCAGTGCTCGAAGAATGGAGGATTTGCCCACATCGCTGGGACCGACTAGAGTAGTGATGAGTGGATCAAACTCAATGTCCAACAACTCGTGGGCCTGAAAGTTCTCAACCCTCATTTTCTCTAACATGGCTGAACCTCTTGCCCCTGATTGGCATCTACTCAGATTTGCTATCATATTCAGCAATGGCCATATCCAACAACCATAGAGCATCCACTCGATCATGCTCCTTGTCTGTTAATTGCAATTCCGGCCATTTCTTCTGGGCAGCCTCTACCATCTTTTCTTTGCTGGCATTGCCTTTGCCCGTTGCGTGCTTCTTGATTTCCGTTGGACTGTATCCTCTGAATTGCACCTTGTTCCTCTCACACCAGAACTTGATGCATCCCTGAATCTCAGCCGATACTACCAATGCCCCAAGACGTCCGGGCATGCCTCCCCTGGCCGCTTCGAACACTACCAAATGGACTCCCAACCCGTTGGCAATCTCATCTAGCTTAGCGCTCAATCGAATCAAGCGCATGCCGGATGACTCATCCTTGCGAACGGATAAATCCCACACACCGGATGGGCCGTCTGAATGCGCCCATCCGGTGTGAACAGCAGGATCAAGTGCGAGGGTTTTCATCCTTCGTCGTCTTCCTCTTCGTCCTCTTCGTCCTCATCAACAAAATCGTCGTCATCTTCGTCGTCGAGATCGTCGTACTCTTCATCCTCGTCCTCTTCATCTTCCAACTCTTCGTCGTCCAACTCTTCGTCCTGGTCAGCTGCCATAGTGAATCTCCTTGTTACGAATAACCAACAAAACGACCCCTCAAGGTCTTCAGTCCCAACAAATCACACAACCTATCCCATCTAGTTCCATTCACCTCATCGTCCATGACCTCAAACTTCTTTGTACCAGCAAAAGGCAATCGCACCAATCGCAAATTATCCCGATATGTGGCGTTATTCAGCACAATTGCTTGATGAGCCTTTGACGTTTCCTTCAACATGCCTGTGAGAAACTTGACCGCCGTCTTCTCACCAACTCCACGCACTCCAATTACATTATCTCCGCTGCAACCAGCAATGGCCTTGACATCAGACCACAGGAAAGGATCAATTCCCCACGACTTCCGAAACAACTCGGCTGTGACTGGGGCCTTTCGCTTCAGATGCCACATGATTACTCTATTATCCACAAGCAGCTGAAACAAATCAGCATCACTGCTAACTATAATCCCCAACTCCCCCAATGGAAGATTCAGACACACGCTGGCAATCACGTCATCTGCTTCATAACCATCCTGCCAAAACAGATTCTTGAATCCAGCCATCGGCAGATACTTGGTACGCAACTTGAACAGTTGATTGGACAAATTACGGTAAGCCAATCGCTCCTCTTCATCCATATCACTGTGTCTATTTTGCTTGTAGACCGAGCTCATGGCCTGCCTATTGTCGCTGCCTCGGTCAAAGCAAAACGCTACCCGGTTGGTGGAGTACAATTCCTGCAAATCCTTGATGGTGCGAAGTAGCCCCATCACCACCCCAGTAGCCACCCCATCAAACGACAAGTCCCCCAGCGTATGAAATGCTGTGTAAGCAACAGCCGAAACGTCAATGATTAGGACGGGGGGCTTAGTCATTTTTCAAGAACTTCTGCACTTGGGGCCAACGATCGGAAGCGACATAGAGTGATTGCCTTTCCGCGTCCTCCTTCTTGTTCGACTCGGACCAACGATCACCATCAATGAAAGACGAAACCTCATTGTCGATCAAATCCGCCAGTGCCTTCGGATCAAGAGCGTCAAGTTCCCAGCTCTCATCCCCATAATTGTCGATGTAGCTCCTTGCCCTGCCATCAACCCCCTAGCCACAAATTGATAGTACAACTGACGAAGAGTCAAGTCGAATCCAGCTTTCTGGTATTCCCCGATGATCTGATTGGCTTGGTAGATCAACGACTTGGTAACAGCGGAAAACCTCTTCTGAACGTAGGCTATCTTGGACATCACTCATACCTCGGTTTGCGGTCTAGCACACAGGCATCCTCAATGTCCTGCCAAGTGGATGCCACCAACTCCTTCAGGTCATCTACCAATCCATCATTCTCTATTCTCTGAATGACTTTCTCTTTCCGTCCTGATGGCCAATCCGGACCCAATCCAGTCACCCGCACTTTGCCATCAGTTTCCTTCCATACGCCCTCAGCAATCAAGTAGTCCACCATACTGCCAACATCGTCGATGCCGTAGCTGTGGTAGATAGGCACCAATACAGTGCGATCACGTCCAGTTACCCGATTCTTCTTAACACGAACCTTGGAATTGACTCCCAGCTGACGTGGCTTGCCCTTAACGGTCTTGCTGATTTTGCCCGCACAGGTGGACCACAATTGCAAGGTAGCATAGAACTTAAGCGACCGTCCACCGCTGTGAGTGGACTTCTCAAACATGTCGAAACTGTCACGCTCCTGACTGATGATGATTAGTATGGAGCCAGTCCTAGCCAACGGGCCCATGAGCCTGCGAAGATTTGCCGAGTTCGACTTGGCCTTGCCGTCCCCGTAACTGCCCGCCTGATCCTTGGCGGTTCCATTGCGGAAGGCTGACTTGGTTTTCTTGAACTTATCGATCTCGGCTTTTGTGCTCAAACAATCCTGACTATCAAGAATGTAGATGCAAGGTCGCTTGCCCTTCAATGCATCATCCACATGATAGTAGAACTCCTCACTGGTCTCGCTGTTCCTACCCACTCCATTCTCGTCCACCTCTGGTGATTCCAGTCGCTCTGCAACCTTCACACCAAAGAACCGACGTATGTCCATCAAAGCACCCCCCTCGGGTGCATCGTAAATGAACCGATAGTCGTCAAACTCTGGGTTGTTGGCAGCCTCGGCCAACAACGTGAGCGATAAAAAGGTCTTGCCACTGTCGGAACTGCCTACCAGAAAATAGTAGTGACCAGGAAGAAAGCACCCATCTATCTTACCAGTGCATGCCAAGTTCAGCATAGAACTGCCAGAACTCAAAGCCATGCCATCCATGGGGGACTTGGACTTCTTGGGCCTCAAAAAGTCCTTTGCCTGCTTGACGGTCATTGGATGTCTCCTATTATGTCAATCCAAATCAAAAGGAACTGAGTGGATTTGAACCACCATCTGAGCATTTAGATGCTCCACACTACCATTGTGCTACAGTCCCTTCTCGCTCTCTTGCGCTCAACTAATCCCAATCATCGTCGTCGGCGTCCTGGGACTTGGTTCCTGCTTTGCCCTTCTTGGGAGCAGGCTCATCGTCCCAATCGTCATCCTCATCAGAACGGGATGTCTTCTTCGCAGCGGCAGGGGATACTTTCGCAGTTTGGGCATTCTTCTTCTGCGAGGGAGTAGGGCGATTTTCTTCATCTTCATCCCCCCAATCATCATCCTCATCCTTGGCCGGGGCCTTCTTCGGCGGTGACTTCTTTGGAGGGGCGTCCTCCTCATCCTCGTCCTTGGCCTTGGATTTGGCCTTGGGCTTATCCACCAATGGGCGGACATTCTTGGGATCAACCCCCTTGAACCGTTTGCCTTCATCGTTCTTCAACAACAGCGATCCGTCATCGTTGATCCGAACGATCTCACAAACCCCAAACTGTCGATGGCGAACCTGTTGACCCTCCTCCAGATCATCGCTGGGGGCTTTGCTCTTCTTGGGTTCAGGTTCATCCTCGTCCTTGGGAGCAGCCTTCTTCTTGGGGGCAGGCTCATCTTCCCAATCATCGTCATCGTTCTTGACCTTGTCCTTGCCCTTCCTAGGTGCAGGCTCATCGTCATCGTCATCGTCATCCTTGTCCTTGCCACCATCCTGAAGGAACAAACGCTTGAGCTCATCGTATGGCAACAGTTTCACCACGTCATCCAGACAAATGCCGTGATCCAACAGTTCTGAATCCAAACCGTTGGGACGGGGTTTGAACTCGATGCTGTACGCATCCAAGAACGTGTAACCTCCGGCATCCTCCTCCGAATAGCTGACCTTGAGAGTGGACCCAGCCTTTTCATCATCAAAATTGGAAATATGGGGCTCGTCCTCTTCAGCATCCTGTCGCTTCTTGTCCAGCAGTTTGCCAAAAGTATGGAAACTGCTCTCGTACAGCATCACCTTGCCCCCATCCTCATCACGCTTCACCACATGAATGAGAAACAGTTGACGTTCCTTGGGCTTGAGAGACTTAATGAGCTTCTCATTGCCCTCGTCAGGATCGGACGCCAACCTCGCCCTATGCTCACAAATGGGGCACGGCTTCCCGGCCGTCTTGGCTAGGCATACGTAACTCTCGTTGTTTGGTCCCACGCGTCCGTGCGTGTAAAATGTCCGCTCATAATACCACTCGCCCTCCTTGGCATAGGGATTGCCTTTGCCGGCCTCAAAGGGCACAATGTCAAATCGAACAGTGCCTTCCTTCGGCTGGAAGATCTCAACCCCCTCAGGGATTGACAGCGTCGTCCAGTCACCACCAGCACGATGTTTAGAATCCCGTTGGCTGGAACCGGCACGACGCCGCTCACTTCTGCTTTCTCTCGCCATCACTTCTTTCCTTTCTGTCGATCAACAAAATCACGACCACAGTAGAATGCTATTACTCCAACTTTCACGCACAGAAACACCACAATGGGCAATACCACAAACATGATCGATGCTGCAATAGCAATGGTCTGCATGATATTACCCACGATCATTTCTCAATCCCGTCCCCTGCGCCGTACAACGTGTTTCTCGATTACTTCCATCTGCTCCTTGGCTCCCTCTGGGGCATTCGGCTTGGCAAAGTAACCAGCCAAAAACAATGCCACCAAATCCTCCAATGCCTTCTTGCGGTGGTCTATGGCCGATACCGCAGCATCCAGAACATCAACCTCATGTTGTGCTCCAATTACGGCGTTCTTGGCCGTGGTGTACTCCTCCTGCTGCAATACAGTTGCCTTGATAGCAGCCTCCGTGACCTTATCCAGCCCAAATTTGGCCGGTTTTGATCGTATGGTCAACTCCAACTCAACCGATGTCAATTCCACATCTGCTTTGGCTTCAGACAACGCTTTTCTGGCGTCAGCCAATCTGACTCCATACCGAAACCTCAATCTCGGCTGATTGACCCACTCCCGATCCAACTCGTTGGGGTCTGGATGCAACTCGGCTTCAATCTCTCTGCGATCTTTCATTGGTTAGTTCTCCCTACCCATATTATCGGGGTTTCTTCGTGCCCATGCCCACCACCTCAAAACACGACGCAGCCAATCCAGCCTTGCCACTGGCGAAATAGTCACGTTCAAAGGCACATATCACATCGTAAGCTCTGCTGGACCCGCTGTTGAGCAACACCGACGCCGCATAGGCCAAAACATGACGACGCACACCCTCTGGATCGTCCTGCAACACCTTGAGTATCTTAGCCACTGCAGACCACTGGGCCTTGCCACTGAGTAGTATCCTGCACAGTTCGATGGATTCAGCACTGGACACACCAGATAGCACAACAGCCAATTGCTCCTCTTCCCCAGAAAGACCCATGACCTGATTCAACAAGACCAACGCCTTGCGTGGACTGCCTTCAGCCACTTCAATGATTCGGTCGCGTACCTCCTCGCTAATTTGGATGTTCTCTTTTTCAGCCACATCCACCAACAACGTCTTCATCTCAACATCTTTCAGGGACCGTACAGCAATGACAGTGGCCCTGAAAGATGTTGAGATGAAGACGTT